TCAATGAATCTACGAGCGCTGTCGCAGACTATGCGTCTTTACGTGCAGGTATTGGTATCAACGCAGGCAAAATTCGTGCCAAGGGTTCAAGTGTCCGTGGCGGCGAAGTTTTCCACACAGGAAATATTCCTTATTACAAATACTTTGTGGGTGCTTTGAAAAGTTGTTCGCAGGGTGGTATTCGTGGTGCATCCGCCACAGTTTATTTTCCTATTTGGCATCTTGAAGCGGAGGATTTGATTGTACTTAAAAACAATAAAGGCACTGATGAAACCCGCGTTCGTCATATGGATTATGGGGTGCAGCTGAATGGATACCTTTATCAGCGTCTTTTGAAGAATGAAAATATAACTTTGTTCAATCCACACGATGTTCCTGATTTATATGATGCGTTCTTTAGTGATCAGAAACTGTTTGCTGAACTTTATGAAAAATATGAACGTGCATATTCAATTCGTAAAATACAAGTTCCTGCTTTGGAACTTTTATCAGACGTATTAATTGAACGTAATAATACGGGTAGGATTTATATACAGCACGTGGACCATTCAAATAGTCATAGTTCGTTTAATGAAGATACAAGTCCAATACATATGTCCAATCTGTGTGTTGAAATCACCTTACCTACTGCTGAACTTACAAGGAAAAGTCGTGAAGAATTCATTAAAGAACAGCTCGAAAGCTATAAAGAATATACACCACAAGAATTTCGTGATGTGTATGGTGAAATAGCGTTATGTACGTTGTCATCTATTAACTGGGGTGCGATACAAGAACCTGCTGATTTTGAAAAGCCTTGCGATCTTGCGGTACGCGCTTTGGACGAATTGCTTGATTATCAAGATTATCCAATGATTGCCGCTGGTGCACCAGCTTCTTTTAGACGCTCGTTGGGGATTGGTGTTTGTAACCTTGCTTACTTCATAGCTAAACACGATTTAAAATATTCCGATGGGTCTGCTAATGATTTAGTAAATGAATACGCAGAAGCGATGTCTTATTATTTGATTAAAGCATCTATGGAATTGGCAAAAGAAAAAGGTAAATGTCATTGGTTTGATGAAACAAAATATTCAAAAGGCATCTTTCCAATGCACACATATAAGAAAGATATAGATTCGGTTCTTTCTAAACCGAGTCATATGGATTGGGATAGTTTAATTGAAGATGTTAAGAAATACGGAATGCGTAATTCTACTCTAATGGCACTTATGCCAGTGGAATCCAGTTCGCAGATTATTAATGCTACTAATGGAATTGAACCCCCGCGTGCTTCTATTTCTATTAAGACATCAAAAGATGGTACCTTGAAGCAAGTAGTTCCTGAAATTCGCGGTTTAAAGAATAAGTATGAATACCTTTGGGAAATGCCAAACACACGTGGTTATCTCGAATTGGCAGCAATACTTCAAAAGTGGACTGATCAATCAATATCCACAAACACTTCATACAATCCAGAAAACTATGAAGGCAAAAAAGTCCCTATGTCTGAATTGATAAAGGATGTTGTTTATGCCTATAAACTTGGTTTAAAAACTCTTTACTATCAAAATACTTTAGATGGTAGTGGTGATGTTTTTGATGAAAGTACTGACGACGATTGTGAAGCATGTAAATTATAAAAATAAGAGATAATATAAATGAAAATAGGAAAAGTTTTTAACAGAAAGGCAACGAATCATCTTGAAGCTAAGATGTTTTTTGACCCTAATGGTGGACCACAAATTGCAAGGTATGATGAAGTTAAATATCCATCATTTGAAAATTTCACAGAAAAGCAGTTAAGTTTCTTTTGGCGACCAGAAGAAGTTGATCTTTCTAAAGATAAATTAGACTTTCGTGATTTACCACCAGAGCAACAACACATTTTTACAAGTAATTTGAAAAGACAAATTCTTTTGGATAGTGTACAGGGTCGTGGTGTTAACCTCATGTTATTACCATTGGCAAGTCTTCCAGAAGTTGAAGTATGGTTAGAAACATGGGGGACTAATGAAACGGTTCATAGTCGCGCATATACACATGTTATTCGTAACGTCTATGCTAATCCTTCAGAAGTGTTTGATGAGCTTACAGACATTCAAGAAATTCTTGACTGTGCTGATGATGTATCCAAGTATTATGATGAACTTGGTAATTGGAACGCACTTAGAACAGTCTGGCAAAATAAGAAATGGTTCGGTAAGTTCTTGAATTTGATAAGTGGAAATGCTTATAAGGAATACGAACATAAGAAGGCTTTTTGGTTAGTGCTAAATAGTATCAATATCCTTGAAGGCATTCGTTTCTATGTATCCTTTGCGTGCTCATGGAACTTTGCTGAATTGAAAAAGATGGAGGGCAACGCCAAGGAAATTAAATTAATTTGTCGTGATGAAAACCTTCATCTTGGTTCCACTCAATATATGTTGAAGACGTTACCAAAAGACGATCCAGACTATATCAAAATATCAGAAGAATGTCGCGAAGAAGTTCAGGAAATGTTTCTTAGCGCAATACAACAAGAAAAAGATTGGGCGAAGTATTTGTTTAAACATGGTTCAATGATTGGACTAAGTGAAGAAATTCTTTGCCAATATGTAGATTATATTGGTAGTAGAAGAATGAAGACTGTTGGGATCGAAGTTCCATTTGAATATCCAACGTCTGATCCACTACCATGGACAAAACAATGGATTAGTGGCAAGGAAGTGCAAGTAGCACCTCAAGAAGCCGAAATATCATCGTATCTTGTTTCTGATATCAGACAAGATGTTGATGGTGATTTATTAAATGATTTAAGCTTATAGGAGAATAAAGTGAAAATAGAAATTTTTGGAACACCAGTTTGTGGACAATGTAAAGACGTAATATCGTATCTTTTAGAACATAACGAAGAATATGATTATAAACTTATCGGCAGGGATATATCACCAGCCGAACTTTCGGATTATGTTGGACGAACTGTCCGCAGTGCGCCTGTAATAGTAGTCGATGGTAATGAAGTTGATTTTAATGCCTTGCGCGAATGTGTTCCAGCATCTATTGTCACGGAAGAATTGGCCGAATCATTGTCGGCACTTTCTATTTAAATATTTTACATTTCGACCAAGTCATGCATTGTAATCATTCTTTGCAGCCGCTTGGTCGAAATGTCAAAATACTTTTCTACTAATTCACAACCCACAAAATTCCTGTTATTTTTAAGTGCCATCTTACCCGTGGTACCACTTCCCATAAATGGGTCGAATACAACATCACCTTCGTTGCTCCAAGATAGAATATGGTCTTCTGCTAATTTTTCAGGAAAGGTGGCGGGGTGTTCCCAAATATCATCCTTACTTCCCTTGTGTTTGCCTGTATCATAACCCCAAATATTCCCACGGTATTTGTGGGTATTGGTTATTTTTTCTTCGTCGCGGGCGCGTATAGCTGCACTGTATTCGCGTGTCGTAGCTGAACTTCTGGTAGCGTAATTGTACTTCGCACCAGCCGTGGTACATTCCACCATTAATGGGTTAAAAGTCTTGGGCTTCCCTTTGGAAAAGACGAACATATATTCGAAACACTGATCGTATCTGTTGTGGTTCAGTGGCATATAATTGTTCTTCTGGTAAATCATAGTGTCGTGTAACTTGAACCCAATTTCCATGAAATATAGTGCCTGACGGAAGCTGGTTCCTGTTTCAGAACCATTAGATGTGGCATCACCAACTACCCACACAATAATACCACCTTGTGTGGTCACGCGATACAGATTTTCTGCCACTTTTTTGAAGGTTTCCCAATCCCAATTGATCGAATCTTCATAAGTCCTTAGATTGTCATAGGGTGGCGATGTGACGGTTAAATCGACGGAATTTTCGTCCATTTTTTGCATATAGGATATGCAGTCCAGATTTTCAATATTACAATTTATTCGGGTTTCCATCCGAATATTATAACATATTTTGGAGGAATGTCAATTATAACCTATTTAATTTGACTTTATAGTTTTTCTTGACACCATGTTGTAGGAAACTGCAGGTGCGGGAACCATCTTCGTGGTCATTGACTTCCATTTCGTAACCTTTACCAC